GTGCGAGCCGCGCTGCGTGAGGCGCTCGCGATCGACCGTGATGAGTGGCTGACCCTTGACCGCGCCGCGGGGCTTGCGGGCACGAGCCCTCGTGCGCTGCGTGATGCGGGCCGCCGGGGCGAGCTCACGATCGCGCATGCGGGCCGTCGCCCGGTGGTGAGCCGTGGCGAGCTGGATCGCTGGATCACATCACGCCCCGTCGCGCCCCGCCACACGGTGGATGACCCGCACGCGGACGTGCGGGCCGCCGTCCAGCGTGCCACCGAGCGGGCGCGGAGGGGCGGGCGGTAGCTGTTTGGGCCGACTTGTCAGCTCGCTGGCCACCGTAGACAAAGGAGGACCCCCGCGAGCCTAAGCTCTGCGGGGGTCAGGCACATTGTCCCGGCCATCTCTGAACCGGGATACCCTTCCTCGTGGGAGGACGTGCGGCGGGATTCATCAACCATCTAGCACTGAACGACGCGCGCGGTGGCGTGTCAGCGGCGGTGAAGCGCGACCCGGCCCTCGTCGATGCCTCCGAACAGGGGGGCCTTCGACAGCCCGGTCCGAGCGCGATCGTCGCGTGCAACGCGGACGACGATCTTGTCCGGCTCCTGGAATGCAGCCTCATCGCTCCGGAGGACGTGGCCCGTTCGCGTGACGACCACCCGCTCGTCCTTGAGCACCTCTCCGAGTCGGAGGTTCACGGCCGTCTTGGACAGCATCAATCGATCGGCGACAGGCTCGAGCGCGTCCAGTCCGCGCCCGTAGAACGACACCGCCGATCGGACGAGCGCGCGTGGGAAAAGCAGGGCTGCGCCCACGTAGTTCGCCATGCGTTCCTCATGCGGCCCGCAGTCATGCTCGTACCGACGGAACGCCCAGTGGGCCACCTCGTGAGCACACGCGAAATTCATGTCGGCCAAGCCCTCTCGAATCTCGATCCGGTAGCCCGTCGGCGTCCAGCGCAGCCGAGCGCCGCACGCCAGCTTGTCGACGATCACGACGCTGCCATCGCCCAGTAGACGCGTGGCGAGCTCCGCAGCGTCCACCACCTCTTCGCCCCCCACCCCCGCCTCTCGCCGCACGCGCTCCGCAAATACTTCCAGTTGGCGCACCCCAACATGGAGACCATTATCGGGGCAGCTGTAAAGAGACAACCGGCGTTGTCACTTCGCGGGTCGTTCGAATTTCCGCACGGCCCGAAGGACCTTCGGCTCGTCTCCGCGCTCGACCTCATCAAGCCACTCGGCCCACGTCCCGTGAAGCGGCTCGCCATCGCCGCCGTGCAAGCGTGGCGCGCGGCGGAGGTCGATGATGAGTCGTTGGAGCGTCTCGATGCTCCAACGGGTCGCCTCCTCCCGGAGGGTCTCGGCGAGCCGCGGGTATTTTTGCAGGTAGATGGCGACGTCGTTCGCGGTCGCACGGGTCGGGTTTTTTTGATGAGCTCGTCGAAGGTCGCGTACCCAAGCGCCTTCAGGATCTTCTCGCCGACCTCGATCCCGCCCTCTCCGCGCGCCGTGATCTTGTAGACCGCGGGCTGCGAGACCTTGGCAGCCTTCGCCAGCGTCGACTGATTGAAGATTCCAGCCGCGATCTGAGCCTCGACTTCGAGCCGAAGAGCCTCGGAAACATGCGGAGGGAGCTGGGTTCTTCCCACCCGCACAACATAGTGTTGTGCCGCCGCGTCTCCAAGCATGGTTGCATCATTACAACGCATGGTATAGCACTCGGGTATGAGCGGCACTCGATCGAAGGCAGCGGTTGATCTCAAGCGGCGGCTGACGCCGACCATCAATCAGGCGCGACTCGCGCGTGAACTGGGGGTCTCCCAGCAAGCCATCTCGGCGTGGTGCGCTGGCCGCGCGATCCCAACACCGACGCGCATGGCCCGCATCGAGGACCTGATCGGCGTGCCGATGCGGGACTGGACGATCGACGCGCCAACCGATGCTGACGGAAGTGAGCCCGCTGCGAGCGATGCCGTCGATGACGTTGTCACCGACGCGCCAGACGCGTTGGACTCGCCCGACTCGGCTGTCTGACCGCACGCGCCGCGGTTCTGTCGCGGCTCCCGTCCCCCTGGATGCCATGCCCGGAAGATGGGCCGGATGGGGATAGTGCGCAACCACCGATCATCCGTACCAGGGTCACAACGATGCAGCCTGCAACTTTTTCCACGCACGACTGGAGACTGAACATGTCCTCGCTGTCCGATGCTGAACAACACGACGCCGACTCGGAAAACCAGGCACCAAATAGGTCCGACATGCCTGCGTGTTCAGCGTCGCCGCTGACGCTGCGACAGGTGCAGGTGGTCCGGTGTGTCGAGCAATTTCTCCGCACTTATGGATTCCCTCCGACCCTTCGTGAACTGGCTCGCATGCTCGACATGACCTCGCTGAAGGCCGTTGTCGATCATCTCGATCGCATCGAGACGAAGGGCTACATCGCTCGCGATCGCCACGAGGCTCGCGGGATCCGAGTGCTCATCGGATCGGACCGCGCGGCCCTTGCCGCTCCGCGTCCGCTCGCCAAGACACGACCCACCACACCGACGTCGCTGAGGCGGACCGCATGATCGCGACGTGCGAGTGGATCGATCGCTTGCCCGATGCGGTCTGGCTGGCGATCGGACTGTTGTTGCTCGCTCCGGCGCTCGCCGAGCGATGCGAATGGAGGCGTGCTCGATGAAATACGAAGAACTCGGAACTGAGATCGGTCGTCTTGTTGACCTGAAAAATGCGGCGTATGGCGCGTCGTTCGACAAGGCCGGAGACGTCCTTCGGATCCTGTACCCGAACGGGATTACGCCCGATCAGTACGTCGATGCACTGGCCGTCGTGCGCATCCTCGACAAGCTGTTTCGGACAGCAACTGATCGCGATGCTCTCGGCGAGTCCCCCTTCGGGGACATCGCAGGCTACGGACTTCTCGGCGCCGCGCGTGCACGGGAAGCGAAGTCGGCCGCGCAGCAAGCCAATGCTGCGAACCCTCCGCGCTGTCGCACGGAACATGTCTCGGGCGATGGCGGGCGCTGCCTGTTGGATCTGGGTCACAAGGGCCCGTGCGATTTCAGCAGACCGGGGGAGATGTGAGCCGCTCACACGCGCGCTATCGGCACATCCCCACGTCGACGCTCCGCGCGTGCGTGCGGGCGCTGCTCGCCGCGCCAGGCATGCTCTGGCTCTTCGGGCCAGCGCTGACTGAGATGAACGCGGAGCTTCTTCGACGCGAGATCGGAGGCATCGCGGCCAAGTGCGGCGGCTTTCCGGTCACACCAATCGATGGCCGGCAATGAGGTCGGACGCGACACGCAACAACGAATCGGCCGCACGTGCGGCAGCAAGGAGACGCGACATGCAAGCGATCAACACCGAGTCCAACGGCACCCAGACTTCGTGGTCCGACGTCATCGCGGCGAGCTCAGAAGCCCAGCCTGATGTCGAGCGCGAGACCGTCGAGGACGCGATCGACGTCACGCTGACGGAACAAGATCTCGTTCGGATCGCCCGCGAGAACGCGGCCGACGACGAAGACAGGCTCGCCCTCGTCACGGAGCTCGACGACCTGAAGGCCGTAGTGAAGGCGAAGAAGTCTCTCATCGACGCGATCGACCAGCGCGTGCGCGAACGGAACGCCGCCGTGCGGTCTGGCTCTCAGCGTCGCAAGGGCGAATGGATCATGGAGACGCACTATCGCCTTGGGAAGGTGAGCTACCTCGATCCGGTCACGATGGCGGTCGTCTCTGAGCGGGCGCTGACGATGGAAGAACGACAGACGGAGCTACCACTCGACGTGAAGGCCGCACCCGACGCGGACCCTGATGACATCGACGACAGCGATGCCGAGGCCGTCACCGACCCGGCGGCGCTGCTCGCGGCGGCTCAGAGCGGCGAACAGGACTCCGACGATGACGAGGACGACGACCTGGACGGTGACGAATGAGCGCGCTTGTGATTGGTCCGCACTCTGTTCGCCGCGACGGCGACATGTGGTGCATCACCGATCTGTGGCGCGCGGCGGGCGCGCCGAAGGACAAGCGGCCTGCGGAGTTCCTTCGATTTGAGGGGGCGACATTCGCTCAATTTCTGTCTGATTCCCTTGATGTGGGCCCTGCCCATATCAAGAAAACCCGCAAAATCGCGGGTGGCGGCGGAGAGACGTGGACGCACTGGCAGCTCGCGCTGGCCTACGCCAAGTGGATCGATCACGCGTTCCACGCGCGAGTCAACGACGTCTACCGCGCCTTCGCCACTGGGCAGTTGACGGTTCGCGATCCGGAGGCCGTCCACCTTGCCCTCCGCATTCAGCGCCTCAACTCCGCTGACTACGAGTCGGCCTGGGATACGGAGCTGAAGCTGGAGCTCGCCAGACTCCGGAAGGTGAAGGGATGGACGCCAGGTCCAGGCCACGGTCCTGAGCCAAGGGGACTCGCCCTCGCCTACGGTAGGACGTGGCGCATCATCCTTGGCGATGCCGTCTACGACGAGCTGAAGGCCCGTAATCCGGAGCCAAGGGACGGGAGCCTCCACGGACAGTGGATCCGTGATGACAGGCTGCGGCTCATTCGGAGAGAGGACATGGTCCTCACTCTCTTCATTGCCCGTCGCGCGACGTCGTGGCGCGAATACGAATCAGAGATGCGTGCGCACTTCCGACGCACACCGATTCAGCTTCGGATGCCGTCCAGGTTTGCCGCGGTCATCCCGATCCGAGGACGTGACGCATGAGGACCGAGTGCGGGGCGGGCTGGCCGATGCACTTGGCCGACTGCGTCGACGTCTTGCCGAAACTCGAGCCCGTCGACGTGTGCATTCAGGATCCGCCGTACGAGGTGGAGGCGCATACCAAGGCGCGTCGGTCTCTGAAGGACGCAACGCAGAAGCGCGGAGCTCGAAACACCGGAGAGGTCCGGCGCATCGACCGACCGCTGCTCATCAACTTCACGCACATGACTTCAGCGTTGAGGTCCGATGTCTCGCGGCTCGAAGCCCGCATCGTTCGCCGATGGACACTCACGTTCTGTCAGGTCGAAGCGATCGGCTTGTGGCGCCAGGCGTTCGAAGAAGCTGGCCTCCAGTGGATCCGAGCTGGCGTCTGGATCAAGCCCAACGGCATGCCGCAGATGACCGGCGATCGTCCTGGTCAGGGCTTCGAGTCGTTGGCCATCGTTCACCCGAAAGGCCGGAAGCGCTGGAACGGCGGCGGGAAGCACGCGGTGTGGACGGTTCCGCTGGACCACAACGCTGGCGGCGGCGGGAAGAACGAGCATCCGACGTCCAAGCCGGTTGCGCTCATGTTGCAGCTCGTCTCCGACTTCTCTCAGCACGGTGAAGCGATCCTCGACCCGTTCGCCGGTAGCGGGACGACAGGCGTGGCCTGTCTTCGGCTCGGGCGGCGCTTCATCGGCGTCGAGAGGGACGAGCGGTACTTCGAGCTCGCCTGCGAGCGGCTCCGCGCCGAAGAGGCCGGGTCGACCGTCCAAGCGGCGCGCGCGCGGCAGCATGCACTCTTCGACGTGCTCGCAACTCGACACGGAGGTGGTTGATGGTCTGGGCGAAGATCGACGATGAAATTCTCGACAACGAGAAGATCGCAAATGCTGGGGTGCTCGGCTTTGCGCTGCACATAGCCGCCATCACCTGGTGTTGTCGCAAGCTCACCGACGGCTTCATCCCTTACCCACGCGTCCGACTCCTTCTGGACCTGAGCGATCTCGCCGTCGAGTTTGTCGAGGCTACCGACAGCATCAAAGGCTTCAAGGACAGCGCCCAAAAGGCGCTGTACGACCTCGGGCAAGCTCAAGCCGACAACATCGCCAAGACCCTTGTTGGGTGCGGCCTCTGGCGAGAGGACGAGGAGCGCGGCGGGTTCTGGATCCACGACTTCCTCGAGTACAACCCAAGTCGCGAAGAAGCCGAGGCGCAGAAGGCGGCGCGGACTGAGGCCGGTCGGCGGGGTGGACAGGCCAACGCTCGAAAGCGAACACGAGCCACCCCGGAAGCACTTGCTCAAGCAAGTGCTCAAGCAAGTGCTCAAGCAAGTGCTCAAGCAAGTGCTCAAGCAAGTGCTCAAGCAAGTGCTCAAGCAAGTGCTCAAGCAAGTGCTCAAGCACCTGCTCAAGCAAGTGCTCAAGCACCTGCTCAAGCAAAATCGAAGCAAGGCGCGAGCAAAACTGTAGCGAGTCCTGCTGTCTTGACCGCGGCGGCGTCTCAGACTGGTCTCCGATTGGCAGCACCACTCACCGTCCTGACCGCCACCCATGAGACAGGGTCGCGTGACGGAGATCGGTCGGAAGCCTTGCAAGTTTCCGAAAACGCTTCTGTTTTCAAAACGGACCAAGCACTTGCTGTAGCACTTGCTCAAGCACCTGCTCAAGCAAGTGCTCAAGCACCTGCTCAAGCAAGTGCTCAAGCACTTGCTCAAGCAAAATCGAAGCAAAACTGTACCCCGATCCCGATCCCGATCCCCTTAAGAGATCCCTCCCCTACCCCGCCCAAGGGGCGGGTATCGGCGGACGACGCCGTGGCAGCGTTGCGCAAGCTCCGAGGCTACTCCGGTGCCGGCCTGCTAAACGATGCCGCGGTCGAGACCCTCACCGCCCACGGCTTCGAATGCTCGCGCGAGTTCGAAGTTGCAGACCGTGGCGACGGCCGCCGTGGATTCGTCGACATCGTCGCGCGACACGGATCGACCGTGGTCGCGATCGAACTGGATCGGGAGTCGCCGAGGGAGAAGTCGATCCGCAAGCTCGCCCAAGTCCCGGACGCACACCGGATCGTCGTGCTGCGAGAAGCACCGGACCCGATCGGGAAAGATCCTCGCTTGGACTTCGTTGTCGGGCTCGGCGCGCCGCGCGAGACGGGACCATCTCGCCAGCGCATTGTCGACCTTGGCACACCCGGCATGGAGGAAGCCGTTTACGCATTCTCCGACGCGCTAGCTCGCGGGCTTGGCCACGAGGTGGCCGTGGTCAACGAGCGCTCGCCTCGAGTTGCGCTGGCGGCGGCGATCAACACTCACCTGCGAGCCGACGGTACCATCTCCGGAGCACTCGCTGCGCTGCGAGAAGCCGTCGCCGAGTGGGTCGACGCGAATCGCGAGCAACCGAAGTTCACCTCCGGCTGGAGCCCCCGAAAGTTTCTGGACTGGCTGAACGAGCGTGAGCACGACGTCGACGTCGACGAACCGCCGCCGCCCGCGGCACCCACCAAGTCCGAGCCACCCCGCGATCCGCCGATGACGCCTGCGCAGCGCGCGCAGCGCATGGCCCAGCTCGCCGAGCTCGAAAACGATCCCGCCTACCGGAGCAAGTTCCTGTGAGCGCGGTGCCGTCACGATCGGATCACGCTCGCGAGGTTCGCTACGCGCTGACCGACGCGTACCTGCTTTGCGAGCGCCTCGGACTGCTGACAGGTCCAGGCGCGTTCAAGCGTCAGGCTGGCGGCGTGATCATCCGTTGCCCCGCACATCAAGAACGCACGCCATCGTGCTCTGTTCGACGGGGGCCCGACGGGACGATCGCCTGGAGGTGCCACGCATGCGGCGCGAGCGGTGATGCGTTGACCCTGATCGCGACGGTGCACGCGCTGAATCTTCGGGCCGACTTTCGGTCGGTGCTTCGCATCGGAGCCGAGATCGGCGGACTGCACTTGGTCGTTCACGAGCTCGACTCGGGCGAGCGTGTGGCGGAACGTCCGGCTCCGCCGCCACCGCCGGCACCGGAACCAGAACGAACGTACCCGCCCGAGTCGGAAGTCGCCGCACTGTGGGCCGCTGCGAAGTCGGTGTCCGACGACGCCGAGGCCGTTGCGTGGCTCGCCAGTCGTGGACTCGATCCGGACCTTGTCGCGAGTGACGACGCCGCGCGCGTGCTTCCGAAGGGCGCACGCCTTCCTCGGTGGGCGCGCTACCAGCGCGCGTCGTGGACCGAGACGGGGCACCGGTTGATCGTGCCAATGCGCGACAGCGCTGGCGCGGTGAAGTCTGTGCGCGCAAGCCGAGTCATCGACGGTGACAGTCCGAAGCGCTTGCCGCCCGGAGGGCACAAGGCCACCGGTCTCGTGATGGCGTGCCCGATCGGCACCGCCATGCTCAACGGCACTGCGAACCCGCCGGAAGTCGTCATCGTCGAGGGCGAGCCCGACTGGCTGACGTGGGTGACGCGCAAGACGGCGCGACCTACAGCGCGCATCGGCATCGTGTCTGGGAGCTGGTCGCTCGCGATGGCTCAGCGGCTACCCCCTGGAACGATCGTTTGGCTGCGCACCGACCACGATGCCGCTGGTGATCGATACGCCGCAGAGATTGCCCGCACGCTTCGGTGGGTTGGTTGCTTCGTCCAGAGAGGTGGCATCCGTGTCTGAATCGACCGCGCGCGATGAGAACGATCGTCTTCGGGATGGATCGCTTCCAGCGAATCCTGGCGATGACGCCGCACCGATCCCTCTTGAGTCCGACGCTCGCAAAACGGCGATGGGCCTTGCCGCTCAGAACGGCCGCCAGCCGCCGCCGAGTGATGTGCCGGCCGAGACGTCGCTACTTGCCGCGCTGCTTTGGTGCGGGACGTACGCGCCGAACACGCACACTCCGAGCGTGGTGATCGACCTGATCGACCGCGCGGAGATGATGTTCCTTCCGGCCCACATAGCGATCTGGGCGGCGATGCTTGCTCTCAAGTCGCGCGATGTTCCTTGCGACGTCACCGCGGTACATAGCGAGCTTGTTCGGCAGAAGTCCGAACGGATCGCGAATGGCCTGAACTACCTAGAGCAGCTGATCATCAGCGCTGTCCCGGCGACAGTCCTGAAGCTCCGCGAGTATGCCGAGTCGGTACGTGAGACTTGGCTGCGTCGTCACCTCATCGAGCTTGCGCGTGACCTGCACACGCAGGCTCGCAACGCGAAGGGTGACGCATCCGAGATCGCAGCAGGCTTCGCCGTTCGCCTGAGCGACACTGCTGGCAAGGGCGCGCGCGATGCGTCGTTCGTGCACGTGTCGGTGCCGCTCTCTCGGACGATGCGCAAGGCGCAAGCGCCTGCATCCAACGAGGCCCTCACGACAGGCTTCGCGAAGGTCGATGAACTCCTCCTCGGCGGCCTTCGCCGTAGACAGGTCACGATCCTTGGAGCGCGCACGTCGGTGGGGAAGAGCGCACTAGCGCTCGAGATCGCAATCAGCGCGCATGAGGCGCGTCCGTCGGACGCGGTGCTCTACGTGAGCATGGAGATGACCGAAGACGAGTTCACGGACCGAATGGTTTCGTCTCGGGCGAAGGTCGACATGGACGTGATCCTTCGCGGAGAGGTTTCCGACGCAGAGTACGAACGGATGTTGGAAGTGAATCGCCAGATCCGAGGCGAGGAGATCTACTTCAACGTTCGTCAGAACCTGACGCTGACCCAGATCCGAGGCATGGCGTCGAAGGTCTCTCGAGAGACTCAGGCCAAAGGCAAACGACTTGGGCTCATCGTGGTCGATCACATCGGGCTCGTGAAGCCCGACGAACGCAAGCCGTCACGTGAGCAGGAGGTCGCAAACACGTCGCGAGGTCTTCGCGACCTGGCGAATGACTACGACTGCCATGTGCTCGGCTTGGCGCAGATCGGTCGCGAGTCCGAGAAGCAAGCCGGCAAGAGCAAGATGCCCCAACTCCATCACCTGCGGGAGAGCGGCTCGATCGAACAGGACACGAACAACGTGCTGATCCTCCATCGCGAGCGCGACAAGGACGGGCTCTTCCCGGAAGGCAAGCCCGCCAAGCTCGCCGTAGCGAAGGCGAGGAACGGCCGGCTCGGCCTTGCGTGGCTCGCCGTGGAGCCGAGGTTCGTCAGATTCTCTCCGTGGGAGACCTCCGATCAGGCCAAGTCGCGACCACCGAGCAGCCGAGCAAACCGCAATCACGTGGCGAAGCCCGAAGACGGAATCGACGACGACGGACAGGAGTACGACCCGCAGTCGTTCCGACGATCGCTCGATCCGGAAGGCGACGCTTGATCCGAACCATGTGGAGACAACAGCGATGAATCTTGGCGAACTGATCGAACTACTCAAGCCGCTTAGGAAGGACGCGATCGTCCTCGTCGACGGTCCATGTCGACTCACCCCGGGAGGGCTCGAGAGCTATCGGGGGTACTACGAGGATCTGGCCATCGGCGTGAACGTGGACAGCTTGGCGCCCACGGTGGCGGAGTTTCTCGCGGAGCTCGAAGCAGCGGTCGGAAAGACCTTCCATGGCTACAAGGGCGGTGAGTATCGAATGAGCCTTCGCACGCGCGTGTGGTTCTCGAACCACGGGGAGTGCAGCGACAACGGCCCGACAGGGATCGCGCCCCGCGATGCTGACGACTACGTCGTCCGTCTGACTTACGGACGAGCCGAATGAGGTGTCCCCGTGAGTAACTTCGCTGCCCGCATGGCTTCGTGCCTCGCTGCGTGGCTGTTCGAGGACTGGCTGTCTAGTACGAACCCGACTCCTCGGAGGTGGCCTGGACGCACGCGATCACCATGGACGCTCATCCGCGAGACGTGTCGCAAGGCACCGGCGTTCGGGTACGTCCCTAGAACGGTCGACGGAATTACTGAAGTCGAATGGATGGGCGCGCAACGTCATCGTCGTGCAGTCGATGAGCGACGACGAGGTGGTTCGTGAAGCTTCGACTTGTGCGCGAAGACGGAACGCCCGCCGAGCTCGAAGACCTCGTCACGTGCGACGCATCGACCGCCATCGAGATCGACGGCGTGTCTTGCCGCATCGCCGGATACGAGGGCCCCGATGGTCTGGATCCACCATGGTCGGTGGCGTCAGCATCAGGATCGATCACCATCGAACTGACCTACCATCTGCGACGACGTGAAGTCGTTGAGCGACGCAACCATCGATCGATCACACGCCACGAGTACGACTGCCCGTTCGCACGAACGCGTCGGCGGAGAGAGCGAGGAGAGCGAACGTGAGCAAGACATCAGAGGGTGTGAAGGCAACGCTGGGGGAGCTCGCGCGCTGCGCAAGCGAGAAGGTCGCCGTGGGGCGAGCGGCTCCGACGACTCTGCGGTTCACCATTCCGGGCGAGCCCGTCGGGAAGGAACGAGCGCGAGTCTTCCGCAAGGTGAATCCGAACGGCACGGTCATCACGCGCGCAGTGACCCCCGAGAAGACCAGAGCCTACGAAGAGAAGGTCCGCACCATCGCTCAGATCGCCGTCAACCAATCGCGATGGGCGTGGTCGACGAAGGACCGCTTCTCGATGGTCATCAAGGTGTACCGCACGCACTGGGACGCCGGCGCGGACGCATCCAACGTTCTCAAGTCGATCGAAGATGCCTGCAACGGCGTCACCTATCGCGACGACCGCTACGTGCGCGGTGTTGGGATTGCGCTTCAGCCTCCGGACCCGGACAACCCCCGAGTCGAGGTGGAGATCCATCGCTACCTGGTGACCCACTCCCAACCAAAGAAGGTGGTCGTCAACGCCGAGGCGGAGTGCGACGCGATCATCGGCACAAGTCCTAGCGTGCCTGCGCTGACCGTAAGCGAGGCGAGGAGGTTGCTGCGATGAGGCGGGACCTCGAAGAGCTCACGCGGAAGGTCCGGAAAGGTGCCTACCCCGAGATCTTTCGAACGTCGGAGTGGGAGGACGACGCGCTCGTGCTCGCCGACCTGCTTCTCGAGGAAGGCATCCTTCGAGCGTACACGCCTGCATGGGTCGTTCTCGAAGACGCGCAGGCTGCTGTGCGTCGGTGGAACATCGAACAAGCGGCGCGGTGGGCGACTGGGAGGTTGGTGCGATGACGAGGTTCACGATTGCATTCGAACACCGCGGCCTGACCAACGGTCAGACCTTGGAGTTGAAGTCGCTCGCGCCGGAGGAACTTGCTCGCATCGAGGATCTGATGCACGAGATGAAGGTCTACATCGAGCGCGTGGCGGAGAAGGAACGGCGCGACAAGATGCGCGCGACGCTGAGAGGTGAGCGATGACGACACCCCTCCTCAGCGAAGAGCAACGCCGCTACGACTTGATCGCGCTCGCCATCCAAGGTGCAGAGGATCCAGACGCGGCCGTCGTGCTGTCCGACGCGATGCACGAGATGGGTGTCGAGACGCCAAAGCTCGCCTTCTTGCTGGTAGCCAAGTTCTCGGAGGTGGAAGAGTTCATACGAGCGACCAAGGAGTTTGCAGGGAGCAATCCGCCCATGATGTGCTGGGCTCGCGCATGCCTCTCGGTGTGGCTCTTCGAAGGGTGGAGCACTAAGCCGTGGCCGCTCATCTCGAAGATCGAGAAGCAGATGCACGTGGTGTCAATGGCGGGGAGGATCCTCCGATCCGAAGAAGCCAAGACGCGGAACGTGCTCATAGAGGCTCTAGAAAAAGAGCTCTTTGGCCCGTACCTGCGCACGTACTAGCAACGGAGCAGCGATGAACATGTCCCCAGACTTCTACTGCAACGTTTGCGACGTCTTCGATCTCGGGCCGCACGAACACGGTCGCGTAGCGACGGATCTGTCGGCTGCCGAGGTTCGCGCGCAAGCTCGCGAGTGGGGCGCGACTCGGCGGCCTTCGGGGTTGCGCTTGTTCTCCTCGCATCGCCTGATGCTCTCCTACGTGCGGCGCAGGGGACCCGGATGATGAGCGACACCGAACCAGTGACGCCGAACGAAGAGGCCGCGCTGCGTGAGCTCGAAGCGATGCTCACCGATCGCGGCCGCGTGCTCTCCCATCGCGAGATCGCGCGCCGCCTCGGCATCTCCCATGGAGGGAGTCAGCTCATCGAGGCGCGCGCCATCGCGAAGCTACGGGACATGATCCGAAAGCGAGGAGCAGAGTGGTGAACATCGAGTTTGACGAGACGACGTGCATCACGGCCGGACCGCTGCGCGCGCTTGGATGGCCGCTCCCGGAGACCATCCCCGACGTTGGGTGGATTCCTTTGGCGAGCATCAAGACGACGTTCCGTGTTGACCGCACGACCAACCCCATGGCCACCGGCATGCTGCGCGGAGAGATCGTCCACGAGTTCACCGAGCCGTTTCGGTGGGTCGATGCTTCTGTCATGTGGTCGGAGCGGCCGTGACGTCGTGGTGCCGACGGGTGCGCGATCCTGCGAGCGTGCTCCGTGCAGCTCTCGAGAGAGCTTGCAATCTGCAACCGTGAGGACCACAAAGAAGCAAACCCCACTCGACTGGGCATCGAGTGGGGTTCCGAGCGATGGTCTCCGCCTCGCGTGGTGAGGCAAACCGTACAGTCCGCGCGGGTCGCGGGCAAGGAGGAGACGATGGATCGCTCAATGGTCGAGGCCGACCGCATGCTCTCGGAGCACTTCACGTCGGCAATCGGGGTCAAGGCGCAACGCTACGAGCCGATGGTTCAGGGCGGCAACGTTGCGCCCGAAGAGATCATCATGTCAGCGGGAGCCGTGCACGCGCGCGCCCGATGGGTGGACGTCGACGCGATGCTTCGGGATCTCGATCCGGGGCACCGGTCGAGGCTGCAACTCGTCTACGCGTTCGGCACCGACACGTTCTCGGCCGATGAGAGCGCGCTCCGATCGTCCGGGCGCGCCGTTGGCCTTGTCCAGGACCGCAACCTCAAGGCCGACAAGCTAGGCCTGCTGCGCGTTGCGCTATCACCGACCGAGGGGCACGGGTCCTTCGTTCGGTTGGCGATCCTCCAGGACCGGACGCGGTCGGCCTTCGCTCGCCGGTACCCGAATCGTCCACCGACCCACGATGCGGTCTTGGACTTCCTCGCCTTCGAAGCCGGCCGCGGCGATGCCTCCAGCCGATTCCTCGCCGAGGTCCGGAACGACTGCCAGGCGAAACGCGATCTCTCGCTGAGGGCGTTCGCCCAGGTCGTGTCCGAGTCCAGAGCGAAGCGACGAGCTCGCGAGGACCAGGACGCCCAACGTGAGAGCCAGCGACTCATCCGAGCCTCTGAGCGCGTGCGCGCCAAGATCAAGGCAACGCGACAGGACCTCGGCTTCACCGACGAGCACCGCACCGGGGCGATCGCCAAGCTCGCTGCCTTGCTCTACGTCGACGATGAGGTTGCGTCATGAGCGCCCAGCCGAAGCTCGGCAAGGTCCTCACGATGCCAGAGGTTGCGGCCATCGCCGGATGGGACGGGCCGCGCATGCGGCGTCACCTCCTTCGGCTGAATGCCGAAGCCGGCGGCAAACTCCTGCACAACATCGGCGGGAAGGGCAAACACGCCCGATGGACGGTCACGCTCGCCAACCTCCAGCGCGTGGCCCCCCAGTGGTTCACCAGCCCTGACGACGCGATCTCGGAACTGAAGGACCGGGTCGAGGCAGTCGAGGCCGAGCAGCGCCGGCTCCGGAAGCTGACCACCGCCCTGGGGGTGGCGATCGAGAGCATCGGGGATCAACTCTGACGCCCGGCGTCCCCGCCGCGCCCGCCATGCCAGGAGCGCCGTTTGGGTGTCTGGACGGCCGCTGACCTATCCCGACTCCGAAACGGCGTCCTAGGGCCGATTGCGTGGCAGCAATCGCTATTAAGTGACAATTGTGGAGCACAACTAACGATAAAAAGTAGGGCCTGAGAGATCGGATCGTGGCTGTCCGTGACCGTCGGCGGACGACGCGAGCAGCACCCTTACGAGCGCGCCGGTTGGTTCCCCCGACTGGCCGGCGCGTCGACCCTCCTCGTCTCGGGGAGACTCTCGGATCGGGTTTCTCCTTCCCGCCCGGGGGTCTCCCCGTGCCTCGTGGCTGCACCATGGCTGGCGGATTCGATAGAGACCGAGCTGCACGCATCCTCGTGGACGCGATTGCGCTCGGCGATAGGACAGCAGCGGACAGGCATCAAGTAGCTGAAAGGACAATAGTAAGATACCGACAGCGGTTGTCGGTAGACCACGAGTTGTCCGATATTGTCCGGCGGCTGACCAAAGAGAGCGAGCAAGGCTGGCACGTAGCGCGGTCGCGGTTTCTCCGACGCGGACTCGAGAAGCTCATGGAGCTGGTCGAAGCCGCCGGGGTCAGCAATCTCAAGGATGTCACCGAGGCTCTACGAGTAGTCGGAGAACTCGAGATCGCACGCGAGGCATTGGGTGTCAGCACTAGCGATCGTCGCGAAGATCCGCCGCATGCAGCGCCTTCGGGCAGCGTGCTTGCCGAAGAGCCCACCGGCGGAAGTGAGGGTCGAGGCTCCGACGACTGATCTCGATCGGTGGAAGGACGACTTCGTCGGCTTTGCCGCGCAGCTCGACATCATCCCGAAGGGGGGTCAGCGGCGGAAGCTTCGGCCGAACGCCATTCAAGCAGCGTTCGAGGCGACGCGTTCGAAGAACGGACGCGACATCGTCCTCAAGCCGCGCCAGGTCGGCCTCACAACCTGGGAGCTCGCAAGGGACGTCTGGTACTTCCTGACGCGCCGAGGTGCGCGCGTCGTCATCGTCGTGCAGTCGATGAGCGACGACGCGGCGATCAAAGAGATCGCCGACAAGCTCCGCGTGATGTTCGAGTCCCTTCGGGATGCGGGCATCGTGATCCCCGGACTCGACGCCGCCACGACGCGCTGGCTGCTTCCGGCGCGAGACGCGAGCATCAAGATCATCGGAGCCGGAGCGAGCGCCGCCAGCGCAGCCAAGAAGGGCCGATCTGGCACCATTCACCGGCTGCACGTCACCGAGCTCGCGTTCTTCGAGCACGCGGACGAGACGCTCAACGCGCTACTCGAGTGCGTGCCTGGGCCGGAGTTCGGGACGGAGATCGTTCTCGAGTCGACGGCGAACGGCGCACAGGGCTGGTTCTACGAGGCGTACAAGTCAGCGCGCGCTGGGCAATCCTCGTTCGAGGCCCGCTTCTTCAGCTGGCTTGAGCAGTCCGAATACGCCGTCGCTCTTGAACCGGGTGAGATTGTTCTCCCGGAGACGGACCGAGAGCAAGCCATCGTCAGGGCCGGCGGTACCGCAGAACAGCTCAAGTGGTACCGGAGGAAGGTCGCCGACAAGAAGAGCCAGGACCTCGTCGACCAAGAGTACCCGCTCGACGAAGACACGTGCTGGCTGACGAGCGGCCGAGCGTTCTTCGACGTTGCGGTGACGAAGTCCCTCATCGGGAAGGCAACAGACCCCGTTGAGACCAGGACGGTGGGCCGAGAGGGAGCCGTCGGATGCATCCGCATCTGGGAGCTTCCGAGGCCTGGCGTTGAGTACGTTGTGTCTGTCGACCCCTCGGAGGGCGTCGGCGGAGACCCAGGCGCCGCCGTCGTGTACGAGCGGGCAACGGGTCGGCACGTGGCCACGCTCCACGGTCAGTTCTCGACCTGGGAGATGGGCCGGCACATTGCGGCGCTCGGGCTCGAGTACAACTCAGCTCTCGTCGTTGTGGAGCGCAACAACCACGGCCACGCCGTGCTCCAAGCACTGAGCGAGAACCTCCACTACGCAAACCTCTATCGAGACCACACCGGCAAGGCTGGATGGAACTCGAACCCAGTGTCGAGAGCTACGAGCCTAGAAGGCCTACTCGACGCGCACCGCGAAGGTCACTGGGTCTCGCCGGACAAGGAGACGCTGGCGGAGATGCTTCGCTTCATCGTCACGAGCTCTGGCCGACCAGAGGCTGCCTACGGCGACCACGATGATCTCATCATGGCTCACGCAATCGCCTGGGCCGTCATGAGCACGCCGCTGGACGACAACGAGGTGCTCATCGGTGGGGGCTCGAACCGATGATCGTTCGGATCCGAACCGACCGCGACCCGCACAGGCAGCGCTCTGCCGACTCGGCATAGAGAACGCCGTCGGACTCCACCACCCGCTCGGAGCTATCGGGCAAGTCCCGCGCTCGACCGCACGTCACGCATCGCACGTCGACACCGAGGTTGACCGAAAGCTCCATGCAAACCTCCACGAAGGTCGCTCGACACCTATCGAGTCGAGACTAGCTCATGGCTGACAAACCGGACGTTGCAGTCTTCCTTGAGCCGACGTCAACACGACGACTCCTGGAGTGGACGCCGCCGCTCATCCGTGCTGCGCGCGCGATGGCGGACGCGGGCAACCTGGAGCTCGCCGCCGACTTCTGCGAGTCGGCCATGGGCGACGACCGCGTGCAGGCGGCACTCTCCACGCGCACGAAGGGTCTCGTTGCGCTACCCATCCGATTCGAGGCCGCTCGAACAGGCTCGAAGCGAGCGATCAAGGCGCTCGAAGCGGACGAGGATTGGTGGGTCGCCTTCGATGAGACCGCGCTATCGCAGCTCCTGAACTGGGGCATCCTGCTCGGCGTCGGGCTCGCCCGGATCGTGTGGACCGTTCGCACGAACGTCGATCGCATCGTTCCGAAGATCGAAGTCTGGAACCCGCGGCACCTCCGCTACGACTGGGACCGCCGCGTCTGGACGGTGAAGGTCGCCGGCGGCGGCATCGAGGACGTCGTCCCGGGTGACGGGAAGTGGATCCTCTACACGCCGTACGGCACCTCTCGACCGTGGGCGTTCGGCGTCTGGCGAGCCATCGCGCTCTGGCACCTGCTGAAGCAGTTCGCCATCCAGGACTGGGCCTACTACAGCGCGAAGAACGGCGGCGGCCACCTCGTCGCGACCAGCGACATCAACGCGAAGGTCTCGAAGGAAGACCGGAAGAGTCTCGCCGCAGATCTCTTCGCGATGCAGGCGAACAGCGCCGTCGCGTTGCCCCCCGGCGTCTCGCTCGATCTCATCGAGTCGACGGCCGACACGAGCGGGACATTCGAGGCTCAGAAGAACGCAGCCGACCTCGGCATGAGCGTCTCTCTCCTCGGACAGAACCTCTCGACCGAGGTGACCGGCCCGGTGTCGACAGGAGCAACCCTTCACGGGAAGGTGCTTCAAGTCTTCATCGACGCGGACGCGCAGACCATCACGACGTGCATTCACGACCAGGCGCTGGTGTGGTGGGCGGAGTTCAACTTCGGGGCTCGCGACATCGCGCCGTGGCCCATCCTCGACACGAAGCCGCCGGAGAACCGGAAGGCAGAGGCCGACGTCCTCAGCGTCGTCTCAGCGGCGCTCAACGTCTTCCAGAACGCCGGCGCACCCGTCGACGTCCGAGCTCTCCTCGAACGATTCGGCGTCCCGCTCAAGGACCCGAAGGACATCGAGCAGTCGGGGCAGGTCTTCAAGTACCACCTCGACTATGGCGTGCTCACGCTCAACGAGGTCCGCGAGCGTCTCGGACTGCCGCCCGTCTCCAACGGCGACGTCCCGCCGGTGCCTGTCGCGGCGCCTGCCGATCCGAACGCTGTTCCGGACCCGAACGCAGACACCAACTCAGACCCGAACGCGAAGGCGACCATGGCCGATTACGTGCAGCTTGCATCCGGTCGGATCGTGCGTCGTTCGAGTGGCGTTGCGGCGGGTCAAGAGTACGTCGACGGCCTTGCGGACAACGCCAAGGCTCGAGCCATCAAGGTGCTTGACGAAGACCTCGTCGCAGTCCTTGAGGCCATCAACGAAGCGACGTCCTTCGATGACGTCAAGACGCGCTTGGAGAAGGTCTACAAGGGCATGAACTCCGACGCTCTGGCCAAGCTCGCCGAGGCGACCATCACGATGGCCCACCTCGGCGGACGTCACGCCATCAACGAGGATCTATGAACGTCGAGACACCGCTCTCCGGAACGCTCACCGCAACGACGAACGGCGGCGCGATCAACGTCCAGCACGCACTGAGCCTCGTTGCTCACCTCAACGTCACCGCCGTCAGCGGCACCACGCCATCGATGACGGTGAAGTTCCAGGAGTCGTTGGACGGCGCGCTCTGGATCGACATCCCGAGCGCGGCGTTCACGGCGGCGACGGCGACAGGGTCTCAGCGACTCGAGTTTGCCACCCGCGCCGCGATGGTCCGCGCCGTCGCGACCATCTCCGGCACGACGCCGAGCTTCACGTTCGACACGAAGCTTTGCGGCAAGCTCTGATGAACTTCTGGGAGTTCCTCGATCGCAACGCGACGGGCATCGGCCTCCTCGTGCTCGCGGCGATGTTGGCCGCCACGTGGTGCGTCCTGTTCATCCTCGAGAAGTGATCCGTGGCGTGGAAGGTCTCGAACGACCCAGTCGAATTCAGGGACGCGATCGCCTGGTTTCGAAAGCGGGTCGCCATGACGAAGGCTGCCGCCGATCAGCTGACGGCGGTGGAGAAGCGCAAGGCGTTCTGGATCGCTGGAGCCGCACAGCTCTCGATGGTGGAGCAAGCGTGGAAGGCGACCGACGCCGCCATCAAGAAAGGCGCGAGCCTCGAAGACTTCAAGAAGGACATCGGCGACAAGCTCAAGGCAGCGTGGGGTGGAAGCGTCGCGAACCCCGCGTGGAGGCTCGAGACGATCTTCCGCAACAACGCACAGCTTGCGTACGGCGCGGGACGCCACGCTCAAGCAAATCACCCCGACGTAATCTGCGACCGACCGGTGTGGATGTTCGACGCGATCCTCGACGGTCGCGAGACTTTGATCTGCAAGGCGTGTGATGGGACCAAGCTTCCCGCGACCGACGCGTGGTGGTCGACGCACACGCCTCCGCTACACCACAACTGCCGGTCCTCGATCATCACGCTCGATGTGGCCTCGGCCGGAGCTCTGACCAAGAAGCCCACGAGCGACGCGCCTGACAAGGGATGGGGTCTACCTCCGTCCGCTGACGAGTGGACGCCCGACACGAGCGCGACTCCGAAGCCGCTCAAGAAGGTCTTCGACGACAAGGCGAAGGCCGCACCTCCGCCGCCTCCACCGACGACCTTCACCGAAGGACTCCACGCGAAGGCGCTGTTCATCGACAAGTCGCTTCTCGGTCAGTACGAGGCCGACATCAAGCACGCGATGGACTTCTCATCGACGCCCGAGCTGCTTCGGTTCCTCGAGAAGAACCCGATCACGAAGCTGTCCTTCGAGCGCGCGAAGGATCTGGTCAACGGCAAGGACAAGGGGTTGGGTTGGTACTACCCAGTGGACTACGCCGGCCAAAAGGCTGGGACGCTTCGGGTCGCTTCAGACCTACTCGACGGAGTGTCGATCGGACGCGGGCACGGGCCGAACACGTTCGGAGAACGGTGGACGTTCACCATCGCGTCACGTCAGACGAAGGACGCGATTCGCAACACGCTCCTCCACGAGCTCGGCCACCACGTTCACCTGAACGACATCCGTGCGCGGTCCGAAACGTACCTGAAGGTCGATGCTCTCATCCGTGAGGCGTTCAACGGGCGGCCTGGGAAAACGGTGACCAGGTACGCAGGCACGGATCGGCATGAGTACTTCGCCGAGTGCTTCAACGCGTACTACTCCGCACGCTCCGAGCTGCGGGACAACGATCCGAGCGGCTTCAAGATGGTCGAGGACGTCCTGAAACTACGAGGCATCCTTCCGTGAAAGAGCCCGACTTCGACAAGCTCGCAGCGCTGAGCGCGGAGCTCGATGCGCTGTACGAAGACGGCAAGCTCGATCGGAAGGCGTTCGAGCGCGTTCTCACCGAGGCCGACAAGGCTTGCAACGGCCACCCCCTCACCGAGGGAATCGTGATGAAGGGAATCATGTATGGCGTCGCAGAGTGAGACATGAAGGACGTCAGCCCGGCAGTCGCTTACGCGATGCTGCTCCCGGAACTCATGCAAGCCGGTCGCGATGTCGGCTACGCGATCGCGGTGCACGGTTCCCTCTCACGCGATCTCGACGTCGTGGCAGTCCCGTGGACTGACGAAGCCGTCAGCGCCGAGCGACTGGTGATGCATCTCATGTCGGCCGTCGGCGGGCGTCTGCGTGATGGCCACAAGCGCAAGGACGGAACCGAAGACCAATGGGAGAAGGTCTCAGGCGGTAACCCAGCGGTGAAGCCGCATGGGCGACTTGCGTGGTCGATCTTCATCGCCGATGGCAGTCGTTAATCGACATCTCAGTCATGCCGAGGAGCAATGACCATCCGACGTGAGACGTGTCGCTGCGCGCACGAGAAGCACACGCACTACGAAGACCGCGCCACGGGACGCCGGCACGCATGCCTCGCAGCGTTCTGTCTCTGCATCGAATACGAGCGCGATGACATGCCGGACGTGGTCCGGATTAACCGCCAAGTCGAGGACACATGAGCGAGCTACTTCACCTTTCGCATTCGTTCCAGGTCCGCGCGATGGCGCAGGAGGAACGGACCATCGACGTCATCGCATCCAGCGAGGCGATCGACTCGTACGGCGAGATCGTGGCGCAGGACTGGGACCTCCGCCGCTACCTCGCCAACCCAGTCGTTCTCTGGGGCCACAACTCCTGGGGCATGCCGATCGGTCGCGCGAGCGACGTGCGCGTCGAGACCGGCAGCGACGGTAAGAACCAGCTGCTCGCCAAGCTGCACTTCGTGGACGCGAAGGCGAACCCGATGGCCGAGCAGGTCTGGCAGGGCATCGTTCAAGGATCCATCCGCGCAGTGTCGGTCGGCTTCCGCACGAAGAACGTCAGCGTGAAGCCGATCGGAACCGACAAGGAGATCCTGGTCCTGTCGGGAAACGAGCTCATCGAGATCTCAGTCGTCCCGATCCCCGCGAACCCGGAGGCGCTCGCCATCGGGAAGAAGACCTTCGACACACTCAAGGCGCTCGCGACGCGCGGCGCTCCAACCCAACCGGAGAAAGCTCCCATGTCCATCCTCGTCACGCTCGCCGCGATTCTCTCTCTTCCCACCGACGCCAAGGAGCCCGACGTCATCGACGCCATCAAGCGGCTCGAGACCACCTCGAAGGAACGCGAGCGCTCTCTTGGCTCCATCCTCGATGCGTGCGGCTCGAGCTCTGTCGATGCCGCGCTCGGCGTCATCGCTGCCGGCAAGGACGCGATCGCCAAGGGCGTGGAGCTCGCCAAGAAGCTCGACGACATGGAGCGCGACTCCGTCATCGAGAAGGCGAAGGCGGAGAAGAAGCTCACGCCTCACCAGGTGAAGACGCTCGCGGACAAGCCGCTCGACTTCGTCAAGGCGTTCATCGAACTCCAGGTGCCCATCCCGGCGCTCGCGTCGGAGGCGCAGGAGAAGCAGGGCAGCCACACGCTGGCGGCTCAGTCCTGGAACGGCAAGACGTGGAGCGAGCTTTCGCCCGGCGAGAAGCACGATCTCTACGTCGCGAACCACGACCTCTACGAGGCGATGAAGGCCGCGGCCTCCGCCGCCTGATGAATCCACCCGCGAGTCTCGCGGGCGCCGCCGCGGCGTAGCGCGGACTGTCCCATAGACCAGACAGCCAAACACCCTGCCACGCCGAGCGCGTGTGCGGGGCGGCGGCGTTTTCGAATCGGAGATCCCAACCCATGGCTCGCACGACCAAGTCTGACATCCTCATCCCCGAAATCTTCGTCGAGACGGTCCAGGGAGCGTTCGCGCAGAAGAACGTCTTCCAGGGCGACTCGATGCTTGCTCGCACCGGCGCCGTCGTCACCAGCGACGGCTTCACGGGCGACCGCAACGCGATCGGCACGACGGTCGAGGTCCCCTACTTCGGTGTCATCGGAGACTTCGCTCCGAACGCCGACGGGTCGGCTGTCACGCCTAGCAAGATCTCGCAGACCAGCGAGAAGGCGACCGTCAGCCGCGACAGCCTCGCGTTCGAGGTCACGCGCTGGGGCACGATCGCCAAGGGCGGCGATGCCTACCAGGAGGCCGCCGCGCAGGTGGTCACCGCCGCGGCGCGCGCGATGGACAAGCGGCTCATCGACGAGGCCGTGTCGCCGCAGAACGGCGGCGGCTTGGTCAAGTCTGCCCACAGCCTCACGACGCCGGTGTTCTTCGACTACGACCTGATGACCGACTCGAAGATGATGTTCGGTGACGAGCAGGACGAGATCGTTGGGCTCGCGGTCCACTCGACCACGCTCGGCGACCTCTACAAGCTCCGCGACGGATCGGGGCGTCCGCTCATCTCGGACCCGCGTGACGGGGAGATGCCGCGCTTCATGGGCGTTCCGCTCATGGTCTCGGATCGTCTCCCGACCACTGGGAGCACGATGACGGCGGTGACGTCGGCGGGTACCTCGCCCCCCACGGTCACGCTGGCGGGCAGCCCGCTCGGTGCGTTCTCGCTCAAGATCATCGTGAGCGTGGGCGGCTCGTCGAACGGCACGGCCAAGTTCAAGTTCTCGGTCGACGGCGGCACGAGCTACTCGGCCGAGCTCACCATCCCAAACGGCGGCGGCGCGATCGCGCTCACCGACACGGCGGTCGACTCGCTCATCGGCGTGAACGGCGCGACCGGCATCACGGCCACGTTCGCCAACGGCACGTACAACGTGGACAACACCTACGTTGCGACGGCGCGCCTGAAGATCCGCTCGCTCATCATCAAGCGGGCGGCGTTCGGCTTCTGGTTCAACCGTGACGCGCTCACCCTCCTCACGGACAAGGACATCCTGAACGACAGCGCTGTCGGCGCGATGCACCTCTACGCGGCGGCGCTCCGGTACCGCCGTCGTCGTGGCGGCACCAAGCCTGGTGTCGTCGTCATCGAGCACAACGTCCGCAACTGGACCTGATCGTCATGGGCATCGGACTCCTTCGCCGGCACCGCGCTTTCGCCGAGCCGGCAGAGAACCCTTCGCGTCCGCAGGAGGCTGTGCTCGAAGAAAAGCTGCGCCTCGAGCGGATCCGAAACGCCGAGCTCGAAGCGAAGCTGGCTGCAAACCAGCCGGCTGCGCCCAAGGAAGCGGCCCCATCACCGCCGGCTGCCGCGCCTGCCGAGGCGCCGGCTGCTGAGGCCGCATCGTCCACCGATGCGGAGGCCACGGACAAGCGCCGCCGACCGCGATGAGCGTCGAGCGACCAAGGCGCTACTACCTCGGGAAGCGGCTGGAGGCTGCGGTCAGGGGCTCGTCCCTCGCAGAGGTCTGGCAGGCCAAGCAAGAGGCCGAGCCTGGCACCAGCCTCGCCGCTGACTTCCCCTACCGCTCGCGGCTCGTTGCTGCGGGCTACAGCACCGTCGAGGATCTCGACGGGGCGACGGTCGATGAACTGAAACAAGCCGGCTTCTCCGAGCGGGAAGCCTCCGCGGTATTGGCCGCGATCTGAGGACAATCATGGGATACACCGCGAAAGACGGCGAGTTTGTAGACGTCGACCAAGACGTTCTCCTTGACGCGACCACGCGCACGGCGACCGGACAGTCGACTCCGATCGAGGTCAAAAAGGGGACAGGTTGCTTCGAGCTCTCGGTCACGGCTGCGAGCGGCACCACCCCTTCGATGACCGTCACCATCCAGACGAGCAAGGACGGATCTGGATCGGGCCTCGGCTCTTGGCGAACGGTCGCCACCTTCACCGCTGCGACGGCGGCCACGGCGGAGCGTGTCTCGGCGACATCGCTCGACCGATTCATCCGCGCCGTAGCGACCATCAGCGGGACCACCCCGTCCTTCACCTACTCGGTCAAGGGCGACCTGAAGTAAGGCGTCATGTCCAACTGGGAAACCGCCGTCACGTTGCTCGCGTCGACCGTCATCGGTGCGACCGGTGCGGGTGCGGCGGTCGACCTTGGCGCGACGGATCGTCTGCTTCGGCAGACGCTCGACATCACCGCAGCGACCGGCGCGATCAACGTCTCGCTGGAGTGCGCTCCATCGGCGAGCGGGCCGTGGAAGTCGTTCGCCTCGTACGCGCAGGCCGGCTCCGTCTCATCGGAGAAGGTCAGCGCGGTCTCGCCGGATCGGTACGTGCGCGTTGCATACAAGCTCACGAGCGGATCGGTTACTCTCTCGGTCAGCGGAACGAAGGGCACGTCGTTCGCGAATCTGATCGACCTCGCTGGCAAGGGCTCGCCCATGCCAGCGATGGTCAAGCTGTCCACGACCGACAAGGCGGAGCAGCTTGCCGCCACCACGGAGGTCGCGGCGGGCATCCTGTCGCGACGCTACACGCTCCCGATCACCGCGTGGGGCGGTGATATCACGCTCGCCGTCGTCAAGATCGCAACGTACGAGCTCCTCGCGACGCGCGGCTACAACCCCGACGGCGACGACGACCAAGTCCGCAAGCGGTACGAAGACGCGATGGCGTGGCTGCGTGACGTCGCCGACGGCACGTTCAACCCCATCGGCTTGGTGGACTCGTCCACTCCAGGGACGGACACCGAGGGTGCTGGTGAGGCCTTCACCGTGACCTTCCCATCGAGGGGATGGCGATGAGCCGCGCGAACATCCGAGGGGACTTCAGCGCGCTCGCCAAGCTCCAAGCGAAGGTGAAGAAGCTCGCGTCGAACGACCGTCAACTTGGGCTCTCCAATGTCGTCGGAGCGGCGATGCTCGCCGAGCTCCAACTGGGCTTTCGAAGTAGCACCGACCCGTACGGGAATCCGTGGGCTCCGCTGAAGCTGCGCACGGGCGGGAAGCCGTTGCTCGATACCGGGCGGCTTCGATCATCCTTCTCCTACCAGCCTTCACGCTCGGTCGTCCGCATCGGAACCAACTTCATCGGGGCGCGGGTGCATCAGTACGGCGCGACCATCACGCCGAAGAACGGCCGCTTCCTCGTCTTCCGTGGGAAGAAGCAGACGCGCCGGCGTTCGTTCACGCCTTGGATCTTTGCCACCAAGGTCGTCATCCCGCGCCGGCAGATGGTCCCTGAGGGATCGCTCGGCAACTGGCGCGAGCCGATGGAGGCCGCGGCAACGCGCTTCCTTTCGAGAATCATGAAGGGATGACCCGTGCTCTCCGCACTCCTTGAGGAGCTCGAATCCAGGCTCGTCACGATCTACCCGACGATCTCGTTCGGGACTGGCGCGCGAGACTTGGCTCACCAGCGAGCGCTTCCCAGCGTGGTCTGGGTTCCAACGACAGCGAAGCACGACGCGCCTCGGAAGAGCACGAACCCGAAGAACCTCCGCACGAGGATCCGCACCATCGTCGCCCACTGCTGGGCCGTGGCGGACGGCGACGATCCGGACGGGCGCAAGAGTCTCGACGCGTGCGACGAGCTCGTGTCGAACCTGATCGTCGCGCTGCACAAGGTGGCGTGGGGCTCGGTCCGCACCGTCGGAGAGGACTGGATCCAACCGGACGAGATCAGCCACGGCCACGCGTGCCTCGTCACGTTCGAGATCGAGACTCCGGTGCAGGATCGCCCGTACGTGAAGGCGAAGATCGCAACCATCCAAGCGGACACAGTCGGCTCTGTCGCCGGCGATACCAACGTCGACTGGGGCGAACCATGAGCAAGTCAAAGTCTGAGCAAGCCTTCGAAGTGGAGAGCGCCATGGCCTCACCGGACCTCAAGCCGATCGAGCATTGGCGCGACATCCTCGGCACGCCTGACTGGTTGTTCGCCGCAACCAAGGTCGGCAAGGGCTGGGCGATCGGGCAAGAGGTCACACAAGCGGTCTACGAGAAGGCCGTTCGCTGGGCGGCAGGCACGCCGCTCGAAGGCGAAGACGCAGTCGTCTGTCGCTGAGAAGTACTTCACATCGCCGAGCGGGGAGTCGCGGGGCGCCGGAGAGACAACCGGTCCGCGGTGATGATCCGTGTGAGTGAGAGCGTTGCGAGCGCTGGCAGGGGTTGTTCGGCCTCCTGACCGTCTCGCTTGATTCGAGCAACCGAAACGACGCGCGCTGAGGAAGCGACGCGAACGGGAGAGATCCATCATGCCGCTTCCGAAAGTGACTCAGACCATCGCCGATGGCGGGCTTGGCCTTGCCGAGCCGGATGACAGCTCGACCCACGTCGCGGTCGGAGTGTCTTCGCTCGGGACGAACAACGTCCTCGCGTTCTACTCGGACCCAGACAAGGTCAAGGCGGACTTCGGAGTCGGGCCGCTCGTCGACAAGGCGGTCTATCACCTCCAGGTCGCCGGCGGATCGATCGGGCTGATGAAGATCAACAGCTCGGTCGCCGGCACCAACGGATCGGTGACTGTCGTTCGCGGCGGCGCAGGAACGTCGACCGGCACGATGACCGTCAGCGGCACGCCGAACGACGGCTACGAGTTCAAGTTCGTCATCACCAAGGGCGGCGCCAACCTCGCTGCGGCGACGGCGACGTTCAAGTACTCCGTCGACGGCGGCGACAACTACAGCGCCGACATCGCGATGCCGGTCGGTGGCGTCTACGCCGTCCCGAACACCGGCGTCACCGTCACGTTCGCGAACGGCGCGGGCACCGCCTTCGTGGTGGACGACACGCACTCGTTCACGTGCACGGCTCCGGGCTTCTCCTCCACCGACGTCAACAACGCACTCGACGCGCTTCGGACGACTTTTGCTTCGGCTCGATTCGGCTTCATCCACATCGTGGGTGCGGCCTCGACTCCATCCGGCGCGGCGACGATCGCGGCGGCGGTCGACGTCAAGATGGCTGCCGAGGAGAACGTCTTCCGCTACGTCTTCTCCATCGTCGAGTGTCCCGAGGACACAGACGCGAACATCATCGCAGCGTTCACCTCGTTCTTCTCGACGCGTGTTGGCGTGTCGGCCGGGTACTGCGAGCTCGTCGCGAACGGCAAGGTGATGAAGCGCAACGCGGCCTGGCCCGTCGTTGCTCGCATCTCGAAGCAGGACATCCGCCGCGACGTGGCGCGCACGAAGGCCGACTCCGAGGGCGGACCGCTCAAGGGCGTGACCAAGATCTACCGCGACGAATTCGTCACCGAAGGACTCGACGCGGCGCGCTTCATCACGCTCCGAACGTACGCGGGCAAGAGCGGGTTCTTCGTCACGAACGGCCGCATGATGGCGTCGACGACGAGCGACTACCAGTTCATCCAGTTCCGTCGGTTGATGGATCGGGCGTGCACGCTCAACTACTCCAACCTCTTCGAGTACCTCAACGATGACGCCGTGCGCGTCGACGCTGCTGGGCTCATCGTCGAAGCGGACGCGCGTGCGATCGAGACCAAGATCAACGGCATCCTCTCGGCGGACCTCACCTCGAAGAACCGCGTCAGCGACACGTCGGTCAAGGTCGATCGCACGAACAACATCCTGACGACGCAGACGCTCCGCACGAAGGTCCGCATTCGTCCGAAGGGCTACGCGAAGTTCATCGAGACCGACATCGGCTTCGTCAACCCCGCGCTCGTCCCCGCCTGACAGGCCACTCAACTAGCAACGACGCTCGCGGCCTCACCGGTCCGCGGCGTCGTTGTTTGCACATCTGGAGATCACCATGGCAGACGCGCCCATCATCAACGGCAACGCCTACTCGTGGGCGTCCATCGGCTTTGCGATCGACGGCATCGACACGCCAGACCTCACCGAGATCACCTACTCGCCTTCGCTCGATCCGGGCAAGGTCCGAGGTCTCGGCCGTCGCGTGAAGGCAACGACGGCAGGAGAGGCCGACGCCGACGGCTCCTTCTCGATGCTCAAGGGTCAGGCTGCCAAGCTGATCAAGTCGATGGGTGACGGCTTCATGCTGAAGCGGTTCTCCATCACCGTCTCCTACGACGAAGACGGCGAAGGGGGCATCGTCACCGACGAGCTCTTCGGCGTCCGGATCACCAAGGTCGAGGATGCTCCGAAGCAAGGCAACGAGGCCGTCGTGACCAAGTTCGACATCCACATCATGAGGCTGAAGCTCAATGGTGTGGACCCGCACGGAACCAAGGATGACGCATGATCAACTTCGAACCGCCGACCGATGACCAGATCGCAGAGCTGACCGAGAAGCACGGCTCGCTCACCACCGTCGAAGACGGGGACAACGTCTACCTTCTCGCGAAGCCTTCGACCCCGCGAGCTCATCTCGACCGCATGGTGTCGATGGCGGGCGAGCCGAAGAAGAAGCTCGAAGGCTGCGAGGGCATCGTCAAGGCGTGCGTCGTCTACCCAGACAAGGACACACTGAAGAAGGTCCTGGCCGATGAGCCGGGCCTTGCTCTCTCGCTTGCCGAGCCGGCGATGGAGTTGGTCGGTGTGCGGCAGCTCACCGTAAAAAAAGGCTAGAGGAGGCACGCGGCAATCTCGAGGTCGCGGCCTCCGCGCTCATCGCATTCCGCGATCGGGTGGGCGGCGACGATGAGATCGTCGGCGCGCTTCTGATCGCAGACGCGATGCACGATCTCGCACTGATCCGATCCGCGTACCAGAAGAAGTGAGGACCCATGGCAGGTGAGAAGCTTACGTGGGTCTTCGAGCTCCTCGACAAGATGTCGGGCCCAGCGGAGAAGATCGCGGCGAGCATGAAGAAGCTCGACCCGGCGATCAAGTCGAACGCCTCGCAGACGAGTCTCTTCGCGCGCGGGATCGGATTCATCGGCAACACGTTTGGGCCCAAGGCTGCGAGCGCCGTCCTCCGATTCGCTGGCGCAGCGTCCGCGCTCTTCGAGAAATCGAAGGTCTTGGCTCCGATCATGGGATCGATCGGAAGGGTCGGCGCTACCGCAGGCAAGGGACTCGCGGTCGCCGGAACGGCGATGCTCGCCATCGGAGCGGCGGCAGCGACGGCATCCGCTGGCGCTGCCTTCGTCGGGGGTCGATTTGTTGCGAACGCGCTCATGTTCAAGGAAGACACGCTGGTCGCGTTCGAGTCGATCCTCGGATCGAAGTCAGAGGCGAACCGCGTGATGGCGATGGCGACGAAGTTCGCCGCCACGACTCCGTTCAAGACGAGCGAAGTCGTCGACATGGCGAAGTCGCTTCTGACCCGTGGATTCAAGGCAAACGAGCTCGAAAAGCTGATGCTCGGCGTTGGCGACGTGGGATCGCTCCTCGGTGCCGAGAAGATGGACTCCGTCATCAACGCGCTCGGGAAGATGCGCGCAAGCGGCAAGCTCACCGGCGAGACGATGCAGATGCTCGCCGACGCAGGCATCAATCTACAGGCGGTCTACGGTGCGCTTCAGAAGGCGACCGGAAAGTCTAGCGCCGAGATCGAGAAGATGATGTCGGCTGGGCAGCTCACCGACAAGCAAGGAGTCGACGCGGTGATGTCCGCGATCGAGACGACGCTCTCCGGAGGCAAGCTCGGCGGAGGAATGGAGAAGGGGTCCAAGACCATCAAGGGCCTCTTGTCCACGCTGGAGTCCATCCCTGAAGAGCTGGTGATGAAGGCAAACATGGATGGCCTGACCGAGCCACTCAAGACGTTCATCAAGACCTTCTCTGATGCACTGGGCACCGAGAGTGAAGCCGGCCAGCGATTGGTCGCGATGCTGGAGAAGATCGGCAAATCGATCGGCGACATGTTCTACGCGATGTCGCAAGGTGACATCAAGGGAAGCATCGGCGGCATCCTCGATGTGCTCACGCCGATCGTGAGCCTGTTCACGTCCTTCGGTGAGGGCGTGTTCGCAGGCTTCCGCGCCGTCGTCGGTCCGGTCATGGAGTGGTTCTCGGAGGTCGGGAAGTCGATGACGGCTGCCGGAGGCTCGCTCTCCTGGTTCGTCGACGGCTTCAAGACTTTCGGCAAGGTGCTCGGCGGACTCATCGCTGGCGTCGGCGGATTCCTGGCCCTGATCGTCGGGCTCGAGATGGCTCTCGTCGGCACGCTCGGTCAGGCGATCAGCTGGGTCGTCGATGCGTTCCGCGAAGCGTGGGCCGCGATCATGGACAGCCAAGCGGTGGGCATGCTGCGGAAGTCGCTCGCTGACCTCGGTGCGAAGCTGCGAGAGCTCGGCGCGAAGCTCCAACCCGTGTGGGCTGCCTTTGGCAAGCTCTGGGACATCGTCGCGAAGACGTGGTCGAAGATCACCGGCCTCGACACTGGCAGCTTCTCGTTCCTGGAGACGTCGCTGGGGGCCATCGTGTTCCTCATCAGCGGAATGGTCGACGCGATGACGTTCTTCGCGAGCGGACTGATCTGGGTCGTCGAGGGTGTCACCTCGATCCTGAAGGCGTTCAACGACCTCTGGACGAACATCGACAGCGGAGCCAAGGGCCACCCGTGGGCCGAGCTCGGAATGGACATCGTCCGCAGCATCATCAACGGCGTCTTCTCCATGTTCTCGCCCGCGGGCGGAGCGATGGGAACGCTTGCCGACGTCATGAGCGGATCGTTCGAAGCGAAGCTCGGGTCCATGTTCGGAGCCAAGACGCCTGGCCCGGTGGTCGCGCCTCCGAGTCAGCCCAACATCGCGCCCGCCGCTACGGCGAGTATGGGCAACATGTTCCCTGCCGCGTTCGGCGCTGGTCAGCCCGGCGGCGCGCCGGCTGCGAACTCAGCGCCAACGTTCGGCGCGTCCTCGGGTCTGGTGCCTGGCGCGCAGCCGGCGCAACCGACCGAGCAAACCTTCAGCCTCTCGGGCCTCTCCGCTGTCTTCAACATCAACGGCGGCGAAGGTGGAGCGGCCGCCGGCAAGGAGGCTGCGGACTCGTT